TATAGGATTAGCTTTACAAGAAACTAAAGGTGGAGAAGATTATCGTGTAAGATCAGGTTCTTTAAAAATTCCTTTTACAAATAAAGAAACAGATCAAGGATTAGTTAATTACTTAAAAGATTTAAAAGGTTCTAATAGTATAAATTCAAGAGGATTAACTCAAATTAAATATGATGCTCAAAATGACGAATTAAAAGCACAATTTAAAAAATATGGAGTAACAAAAGATAATTTAAATGATGGTGCACATGCTTCTATTGCAACAATGTTAATGTTAAGTTATATGTACAATAATGAATTACCTAGTTTAAAAGAAAAACTTAAAAAACAAGGAATATCAGATGAAGAAGCATTACTTTATTTAAATCAAGGTAAGAAATCTGAAATTGTAAAAGGTACTGCTACACCAAGTAAAAACATATATATTCAAAATGTAAAAAATTTTGGTAAGAATATTAGCGTACAAGAAGAATCATATTAACATAATAAAGCTATAAAAAGTTATCTGGTTATGTAACTTTTTGTATTTGCAAACAATAACCAAAACAGTTATATTTATAGTATATTACTAATAAGGCAAAAAAATGAGTAAGGAAAAAAAAGAATTTAATATTCTTGACACACCATTTGGTGAAGGTCTAGAAATGCAGTTTAATGATGAGTTCTCTAGTGATTTTCAAGAGAACAATTCAGTAGCACAACCACTAGTTCCAGAACTAGAAGATGTAACACCTCAAGTTGATGAAACTAAAGAAGTTGTTAAAGATCTACCTAAAGAAGAAACCAAAGAAACTAAAGAAGTTGCTAAGGTTGAATCTAAACAAGAAAGTACTGAGGAAAGTTCTTCTCTCAAAGTATTTGCAAGTTGGTTAGGTGATAAAGGTTTAGTAGACTACGATGAAGAAACTTTTGAAGATTCAGAAGAAGGTCTAAAAAAACTAATGAGTTCTACTGTTGAACGTGAAGTGGAAAACTACAAAAATAGTTTACCAGATGATGTTCACAAGTTAGTAGAATTTGTTGAAGCAGGAGGTAATCCTAAAGATTTTATTAATGCATATTATAATGAAGTAACTTGGAGTGATTTTGAAATAGACACTGACACTACTCAAAAAATTGTATTAAGAGAATATTTAAAAGCACAAGGAGAAGATATTGAAGAAATAGAAGAAACTTTAGATACATATGAAGTTTCTGGTATTTTAGAAAAGAAAGCTAAGAGTGCATTAAGCAAATTACAGAACTATGAGAAAGGTTATCAAGAACAATTGGTAGAATCTCAAAAGAAGTATGAAGCTGAACAAAGAGCAGCAGCTAAGAAACAATATGAAGATTTCAAAGCTGACTTATATGCTAAAGAAGAAATTCAAGGGTTTAAATTAACCCCTAAAATGAAAGATAATCTTTGGGAATTCATTATGAAACCTGATAAGACTGGTAAGACAGGATTACAGAAACATAATGAAACTAACACTAATGCTCAATTCATGTATGCTTATTTAGCAATGAATGATTGGGACTTAAGTAAGTTAGAAAGACAAGTTAAAACTAAAGTTAACTCTGAGTTAGCAAGTAAGTTATCTAACTTTAAAGATGGTAGATCTAAATTAAAGACTGGTCAGTCTGATAGTTTTGGATCAGAAAAATCTTCAGGTAACTTCAGTGTTTTTAAACAAGCTTTAGATAAAGGCTTTTTATAAAAAATAGAACAAATTATTAATTTAATATAACAAAAACAAAATGCAAATTAGTCCATTACAAATAACAAACATGAATTGGCATGCTGGTCTTACTCAAGACTCTCATTTGTCCACATTCTTTTTAACTGAGCCAGCTATTGCTAGTCAAGTTATCACTCGTATTTATAACAAACAAAATGGTTATAAAAATGCTCTTTCTTTCTTAACAGGTGGAATGGGTAAAGCTAAAGAAATTGATGGTATCCAATATCGTTGGAATATCATTGGTGACTCTCGCAAAGCAATATCTATTACTCGTTCAGTATTTGATGCTGCTAGTTCAGTAGGTATTAACGCTACAACTTTTAAAATTGGTGTAGGTGAGAAATGGTTCTCAGAAGGTGACGTTTTATTATTTGACAGTCCAGATTATAAAGCTCGTGTAATTTCTGAACCAATTTATGACGGTGCTGATTACATCTTAGTATGTCAATTAGTTACTGCAGATATCACTAAATCTGTACCTGCTACTTTAGTAACAGTTGGTAAAGAGGTATCTAAAGAATACAACATTGTAGAACATGATCATTCTCGTACATCAGGTGAAACTCACTATGCTACACCAATGATGTTAGAAAATTACATGACTACATTGCGTAAGAAATATTCTGTAACTGGTGCTGCTCACAGTCGTGTTATGGTTATCTCTATGTTAAATCCTGAAACTAATGAAAAAACTAACACTTGGGTAAAATATGCTGAGTGGGAATTTTGGAAGCAATTCATGGATGAAATTGAAGTTATGTTAATGTTTGGTGAATCTAACATTAAATCTAATGGAACAACTGATTTAAAAGGTGCTTCAGGAAATACAATTTATTCTGGTGCTGGTTTAGAAAATCAAATTGCTCCAGGTAACAAACGTCTTTACACTACATTGAATGAAAAAACTATCCGTGATTTCATGGGAGATTTAGCATACAATGGTACTGAAGATGGTCCTCGTGAGTATGTTGCTTTATGTGGTCGTGAATTCATGAACTTATTTGATCAAGCTATGAAGCGTTCAGCTTCTGCTTTCAACTTAGTTGATAGTAAATTCATCGCAGGTGAAGGACAAAACTTAGAATTACATGGTCAGTTTATGACTTATACAGGTTTAAATGGAGATAAAATTACATTAAAAGAGTATAAGCCTTATAATGATACAATGAGAAATCGTTTATTACATCCTCAAACTGGTAAACCAGCAGAGTCTTATAAAGCGACTTTCTTAAACTTTAAATCTTATAACAAAGGAGAACCAAATATCCAAAAAGTATATTCTAAAGATCGTGAGATGGTAACAACTTACATTGAAGGAATGTATGGCCCTTATGGACCTAAGAAGAATGGTTCATCTGCAAGTTCAGTAGATGGTTACACATTTGAAGCAATGACAGAATGTGGAGTTATGTTACGTGACCCATCAGATGCTGCTCAATTAATTTTAGATGCTTCTAGCATTAGCTAGTTAAAGAATAAAGGTTTTTTAGAGAGTGTACCTTATATCAAAACACTCTCTTTTTTTAAACTAATAAAGGCAAATTATTAAAAACAATGGAAGTAATTAACAGACAGTATGTTATTAGACCTATCATACGCAATAAATTTTCAGGTCAATCTTATTACAATAAAACTCTTACTGTAATAATGGGAGCACAGTTAAGTAATACTGGTTTATATAAAACAGGATTATCAACTGAAGATGAAGCACATTTTGAAAAGGAGTTAAACCTAGCTAAAGGAACTTTAAGTAAGCGTAATGCTGACTTTTGGGGAGATATGGAAGTAAGGTTAAGAAACGACAAGTTAACAATATTTAATATAGTTAACGCATATGATGAATTAAAGTTTAGAATGTTACAACAACATGATTGGATTGCTAATACAGAGCATGATGTTGTAGGTAATTCAACTGCTAGATTTTACATATATGATCCAGAAGCAGCAAGTAAAATTGAAGATGCTAAAATGGAATTTGAATTTGCAGCAATGGAAGCTTTCCATAAAACAACTGTTGAAGAAAGAAGAGGGTTACTAAGAGTCTATGGTAAAACAGGTGTAGATAATATGTCTGAAACTATGATTAAAACAGAATTATTTAAAGAACTTAAAAAAGACTTTAAAGAGTTTATTAGAATCACTTTAGCTAAAGATACTCCAATAAGAGCTTTAGTAAAAGCTTTAACTGAGAAAGAAATAATTAAACAAAAAGGTACTTATTTTTATAATGGTGAAGATTTATTAGGTAGTTCAACTGATGAGGTTGTAAGTTACTTAGCAGATTTAAAAAACCAAGCTATTAAATTAGCATTAGAAAATAAATTAAAACCTAAGAAAGCCAAAACTGAATAATGACTATTGTAGAAGCTCATCAAGAATTTAAGTTTAGATGTGATAAATTAGATGCTCTAAATTATCCTAACTTCTTACCAGAAGAAATAGATTTAATTTTAAATAATGCTCAACAAAGAATTATTAAACAAAGGTATGGTCTTTCTAATAATAAAAGACAATCTTTTGAGGAAACTCAGAAAAGAACTGAAGATTTAAAAAATGTTACAGTAAATGCAGTATTAACACCTTTAGCTTATGCTTCAGATAATATTGATGTAACTGCAAGATTTTTAACTTTACCTACTGATCATTGGTTTACTGTACAGGAAAGATGTAGTATTACATGTACTATATGTGGTACACCAGTAACACAACTAGTTGAAGTTATTCCAACAAGTCATTCAGAATTTTCTAAAGTGATCAAAGATCCTTTTAAACAACCTACTAATACTAAAGTTATTAGATTAATGGAAGCAGGAAGAGTTGAATTATTATCATCTTGTACAATTGTAGATTATAGAATGAGATACATTAAACAACCAGCTACAGTTAATATTAATACAGGTGTTACATTTGATTTATCTGAACACATGCATTCAGAAATTATAGATCAAGGAGTATCAATAGCTTTAGAAGGAATAGAGGGTAAAAGAACACAATCATT